TCTGTGTGTGGTATTTTTTTTTTTTTTTTTAAACCTAATTTTAAAAAATAACGCGTTAACCTATCGAGCGTTATGTCAGTGTTCTTTTTCAAGAACATGCAAAAGACGAAATACCATGCGAATGCCATGACAATAGAGTTTCCAAGTGAGGTGTCAGCCCCACCAGTGTCACGCATGGCTCTGTTCCTTTTGTTTATGAAAGCGCGCGCGTTCTCAACGCGCGACGATGCCACATATGAATTGGTGCTTAACCAGCGCAGAATGCGCATTGTGTCCAAATCCATGCCAAACAAGCGGTAAATCCAAAGTCCGAACTCCAGCGGCCCAAAACTTTGAGATTGATCGAACATACTTGCATCGGCTTCAAAGACCAGCAAATCACCTCGAACACGCCAAACAGCCACGGTATCATCACCTGAAACTAATATATCGATACCATTTTCAAAAAACGTGGGTTGCTGAATCGATCTCAACCAATCACTCAATTCCAAATCGGTCGAAGATCCAGCATAAGCAATACTCACGTTGGCGTTGCGGTTGTAAATTTTCCGGCGGATAATGTCAGAGACAGGGGCGAATTTCTTAAAACGCTGCTGGACTTCATAAACAACAGGTCCAACTAGCAAAATCACTTCACGAGCAACATTGATTATTATTCGTGGTTTTAATTCGCATTTTTCATTCTCGTAACGGAATAGCATTTCATCTGATTTCATTATCACAGGTGTGCGCTTTGCTTGATCTGCGTAGCTCCACCATGTCGTTTTGTGTAAATCCTCATAGCATTTTCTATATTTTTGTTTTTTCTTAGAATCCCGAAAATGGTCCAACCAATCTATCACTTCTTCCACCCATAAAATGCGACTCGAATCAGCGTCGCCCCAGAACCGCGGCAAATGTTGTTCTTGGTAGCGTCGCCAACGTCGTTTTTGTTTCTCTGGCGGCATAGGGGGTTCTACCAACACCCGTGTTTTAAGGGCGAAAGTCAAATTTGCATCCGTCACCTCAGGGACGTAGCCTGGTACACAAGTTGGTAAAAAATTGTAATAGTATTGTTGGTTTCGTGCATCATGCGTGGGTAACTCTCCTGTAACAATCAAAAACGGGCAAGGAGTCGCTTGGGCTGTGACATGAGCCGGTTGACGCGGGGTTAACGCCAACTCAACGGGAAAAGGGCTGGTACGCGTCTCTTCGGTTTTGACGACGACGCGATTGTTCCAGTCACTAAGATAATAATGTTCGCGGAAACTCTGATATCTAGTGTTTTCTCGCGAATAAGCACCAACCACAGCGTTAAAGATCAAATGTGTGGTAATAGCTAGAGGAAGTGGCAAGCGGCGTGTGACTTCATGCATGCATAGCGCCGGGAGAACAGTCAGCACGGGAGCACGCTCGCATTTAACACGGTAGATAGCTTCAGCTAACCCATACGCCCAATCTAGATGGAAAGGGCGCAGCAAAAAGGTTTTCAAACATTCCTCGACCAATGGACTATAGCGACCGAGTGT